GCTGAATCATCACCGTTAATATTAATTTGTAATGGAGTTGTTAAATATCCTGCTTGACTGTGATCGCCCCATCCGTATGCTGTGTTCCAATTGTTAACTTCTGTTCCTTGTAGATTAGCACTAGGAATTTTTCCATCTACAGCGTCAACAAGTAACGTACTATCGTCAGCAAACACTGAACCGTTAATATCTTTAACTATTGAACTAAGCGTTGCGTCTAAGATAATTTGATCTGTGTTTGAGTCAACTGTTACTGTAATATTGTTGTGTCTATTATGATTAAATGCCGGACCTGTTATATCAGTCACGTTGCCTGAAGCAGAACCAACCAGCGTATATAATTCTTCAAAGTTTGCGTTTACTTTGGTAAATGCGGTGCGTAACGGATCACCGTTATTTGAATTAGCACCTGTTCCTAAATTAATTACTTGTTTTGTCATTATTGTTCATCCAGCGGCTGTGTTTCCTGTAAATAGCTCAGTATAAGTATATTTAGCGTAACGGACTATGATTGAAAAAGAACCTTTTAGAAAATTAATTACAGATCTTAAAGAATCTGGAAAATATAGAGTATTCAACGATATTCTTCGTGAAGCAGGAGACTATCCAAATGCTATTTGGTATGGTCCTTACAACATTAAGAAAATTATCAATTGGTGTAGCAATGACTATTTAGGTATGGGACAGCACAAAGTTGTACTTGATGCTATGCGAACAGCTCTAGATCAAACAGGAGCAGGTTCCGGAGGTACTAGAAACATTGCTGGTACAAGTCATTATCATGTAGCACTCGAACACGAGCTTGCTGGCCTACATAATAAACAGCGCAGTTTATTATTTTCATCTGCGTATGTAGCAAATGAATGGACACTAATTGCTCTTTCACAAATAATCAAAGACATTGAGTTTGTCAGTGATTCTAAAAATCATGCTAGTTTAATACAGGGTATGCGTCATAGTCGTAGACCTAAGCATATCTTTGAACATAACGATATGGAATCACTAGAACACGCTCTATCACAAGTAGAAGGAACTCCTTGTATTGTTTTTGAAAGTGTCTACAGCATGGACGGAAGTGTTAGTAAGATAAAAGAAATTATTAAACTAGCCAAAAAATATCGTGCTATCACATACATTGATGAAGTACATGCTGTAGGACTATATGGAGATAAAGGCGGCGGCTGGACTGAAGCATTGGGTGTTCAAGATGATATTGATATTATCAACGGAACACTAGGAAAAGCGTTTGGAGTACAAGGCGGGTACATTGCGGCTGATTCTGAAATAGTAGATGCTATTCGCAGTATTGCTAGTGGATTTATTTTTACAACTTCAATGAGCCCTGTTACTTGTGCTGGCGCATTGGCTGCCGTAAAATATCTAAAACAACATAACGAACTTAGAGAAGCACATCAAGAACGTGCTAAAAAATTAAAGTTAATGTTAAGTGACGTTAATATTGAAGTCCACACAGACAGTCAAACACACATTGTACCTGTTATGGTGCGTGACCCTAAACTGTGTAAACGTATGAGCGACATGTTACTAGAAGATTATAACATTTATGTACAGAGTATAAACTATCCTACAGTAGACGAAGGTACAGAGAGGTTACGTATTGCTCCTACTCCGTTACATACAGATTCTATGATGGGAGATTTAGTTGATTCTCTAAGAAAAGTTTTCAAAAGGTGTAATGAAAATGTTTGATTTAAAAAGTGTTGTAAACGAACCTCCTATTATTGGGTTTGATTATAATACACAAGAGTTGGAATCTGTATATTCAAGAGAGATGATTTCAGATCCTTCTGAGCAAGGACTCGGCCATCCGTATCAAAATTTAAGAAGACTGTTCTATGGCGAGTCTGATGGATTTAGAAATTTCTATAAAACTGTACAGGATTCTGTTCCTAGTATAGTTAAAAAATTTGTAAGTATGGATCAACAGCAAACCAAAATGCCAAAACGTTGGGCATCGCATGATGTTGAAAAAATTGCTCGTAGTATAAAACTACAAGTACTGCCGGTAATTGATATGCCGGGATTTCAATTAGGAAGTCATTTAGATCAAAGAACTTGGTTCGCCACAGGTTTATTAAACATAAGCGACAACGTATCTGTAACACATTTTACAAAGAAGAAAAAATCAACGTTTACTAGATCTTATTATAAAGCAGAAGGAGCATCTGGAAAGGGCATACTTTGGCTTAATACTGAATCAACATGGCATCATATGACGCCAGTGCCACACGAAAGAAAAATCATACAAATAAATTTAGTACTTCTTTAATGACCCGTGCTTTGTTATTACAGAACCAGATTGTGTAACACGACTAATAGCTGAAAGCATATCAGAACATTCTTGATCTTCTTTGGTAGAGTCTAACCATATAGGATCCATTCCAAAGAAAATTCCTTTGTGTTCAAATTCTGTAAACATTTTCATAATACTTTGATTAGTATATTTTGCGGCACCATACAATGCGTGTTTGTATTGTTCAGGTTGGTCTTGATGTATCATGCCTGTTAACATCCAACCTATTTTTGTTTCGTTGCCGATGCTAGGTTGTATCATTTTAATTAATAGTAACGGAAGTTGACAGTGTGTAAAGTATGCTTGATTCCATTTATTAATATTTGGTAATTGATTATTGTTTTTAAAAACTGTTTGATCTACACCGGTATAAGAGTTTTGATTAAAAAGTATAATATCATAAACTTTAGAATTACTGTTAATCTTATTAGCAATCTTTTCGATATCTTTTTGTTGTACAGTATTCCAATTTACTCTATAAGAAGTTACACCAATTATAGGCAACATTTTACTAGTAATAATATCAACAGTGTATTCTTTTGATTTTAAAAACTTTGTAAAAGATAAACCAAACTTTGATCCTCCTCCTACTAACAATACATTCATACTTTATCTCCAAACTTTAATAAAAACACTGTGTAATCTTCTTCAGTGATTTCACCAGTAATTACTACTCTGTGTCCTAGATAATTATGATCTGGTTTTAGGTGCCAGGTCAAGTCGTGAGCATGTTTATGACACCATTTTCCTTGTTCAGTTGCTTCCCATTTACAAAGTGGCTCAGCAACCATTAACACCGGATCTTCAACATCCCCCATGAGGAATTCATGTAGGACACGAGTTTTCACATTAAATTTTCTCGCCTGCTTTGAATCCACGGAAACGTAAAAAGCGTGGGAAACGCAAACTATACGTACCGTCTTGATTCTGTGTAATGGCGTCTGCTCTTACTTCTACAATTTGCCCAGGGATACTATCTTTACTATCCCAAAACTCAGACCTATTAGCATCAGTAAAACCACTACCGACATTAACATTAATTTGCTTTCCGTCATCAAGTCCTTCACAAACGAAAGCACCAAGTTTGTTTTCGTTCCGTCCTGTTCCTTCTTCGACATGTTTTACCTCCAGAGAAACTTCAATAAATGGCTTTTGTTTTAACCATGCCACGCTTCTCTTACATTGATATTTGGCATTAGGATCTTTTATCATAATACCTTCAAAGCCTGCTTCAACCATTTGTTTATTGAAGTCTTTGAATTCTATCTCGTCTGTCATTACATCTAGATCAAACAGTTTCTGATCTACGATACCAACACAGCCCATTTGTTCAAACAGTTTAGTAAATGTTTTAAGTAGCTCTGTTCTACGCTTTTGACCTAAAACACTTTCACCTGCTTGGAATTCGCTTAGAGGCAAAATATCAAATAGCATAAGTTTAGCATCTTGTGCCTGAACATTATCTTTACGATGAACTTGTTTCATAAGGCTCTGGAAGTCTTCACTAACAACTTCTCCATCAAGTACATACGAACGCCCAATGTTATCAATTTCTTCTGTGATAGCATCTGTAATATGCGTAAAGTTTTCTAGTACTTTGCCGTTACGTGTAAACTGTGTTACAGTTTTTTTCAAGTGATCAATTACTGTGATACAACGAACGCCGTCAAGTTTAGGCTCTACCAGTTTCTTGCCTGTAATCTTGCTTTCATGATTAGCACCATCATGTGCTAGCATACATTCAAACACAGGAACTTTATAGTTGTCCTTCTTAAGTTTCTTAGCAACTTTGTTTACAGTCTTTTCACTTACACCACAACGCAAGTCTTTAATAAGGATACGTCTATAGAAACTATTCCACTGTTCTACAGTTGCGATGCTCATCGTAAGTTCAATCGCATCACGTGCCGCGTGGCCTGTTAACTGTCTTGTTTGTAACTTATCAGCAAGATCCGCAAACACTGGCCACGCAAGTCCTTGTCCGTCTACTGTTGCTACAGGAACTTGTTGAACTCCAAATGTGTAAAGTTTGTCTAATGCCATACGCACACCTTCAAAGAACTCATCAAGTCCTTCTTCCATAGCCGCTTCAAGAATTGCTTCTTTGTCTAAGCGACTGTTGTGCGTTTCTAATGCGTGGATAATATAGGTAGGTTGTGTACGCAACATATCACCTGCTGTTGTAAACTTCATATCGCCCATTGTGTCGTTCATAATGCCTCTGCTTTCTATACAATTTATAACACAATTATACTAGAGAATTGTAACATTGTCAAGCTCTTTTTCTAGTTCTTTGCTTTAATCATTTGTTACTTTCGGTTGAAAGTAATACCCCCATGCTTCAGCAACAGTATCCCAATATCCTACGATTTGTTGTTTATTCCTAGCAAGTTGTTCTTGTCCTTCTGCCCAACTATTCTTCTGATACTCTTTTGTCTCAGACCATTCTTGTTTTACAAAGTCAGTAACTTTATTGTTCACTGCTCCGAATTTGATATTTTCAATAGTATTAATAATTGGATTAGTTTGTTCGTTTGCCTTTGCTTCGTAGTTGTGTACAAGTGTTACTAATGTTACTGCCACTGCTATTACTGCTATGTTTTTCATATTAGCCTCTTTCTGTTGTTAGTTTGTTTCTGAGTTTTCTACGTGACTCAATTTGCTTCCAATATCTAAATGGATGATAGGTTTGATAGTAACCTTTAGGTTCTAATAGTTTACTAGCATCATCTAGTTTTCTTATGTCTTGGATGAGTACCATTGTAAATCCTCCGGTGTTCCCTTCTAATAACCACAAGCCCTTGTTACGAACATTTAGAGAACTATTTAGGCTATCAACTCCGCCCTGTAGTTGTCCTTCATTTATTTGTTCGATGTTTGAATTCATAGCGACTACAACCATTTCATAGGTGCCGTCAAATTTTTCACATTGCTCGCTTACTGCTGACCAAAAGTCCCATAGGTCAGCGTCTTTTACTTTAACTACATCAATTTTGTTTGTTTCAAGAGTATTCTTTGCGTAAGGGCAAATTTTTTGTACATGGATAGCATTGATCCATTCTACTAAGAATCTATCTAAATTTGTATCTAAAGGATCGTAATTCATTTTATTCCTTTTTGGCGCACCCGAAAGGATTCGAACCTCTGGCCCCAACTTCCGCAAAGTTGTGCTCTATCCAGCTGAGCTACGGGTGCGTAATTATTACAGTACAATCTTATTTTGGTTTTGTCAAGTTTAACATTTCCAAACATATATCTTATCCTGTTTCTTTTTACCTTTTTGTTGCCCTAATTGTTGTTTTAAATCTTCTTCTTCATCACAAGGTTTAAGTCCGTGAGCAAGAGCATCTTCATACATCTTAGGACTAATGTTAAATGCTACGTTGCCACCTTTCTTGATGTGTGTTACACATTTAGACCAAAGAGGAATAAAGAAGTTCTCATAGAAAGCCTTGTCGCTTTGCCACGGCTCCATGTGTTCATATATTTCTAAATTAACATAAGGTGGACTTGTTAATACGAAGTCATAATCTAATTTAGAAAAGTCTACATCTAACGCACTTTGCCACAGCATGTTTAGTTTGAATGTTTTTTCTTCTTCAAACAATCCGTTGCCAAAGTTGCGCTCTGCGTCTAAGAACTTAATCATCTTGTCATAGGCAGACTTCATTTCGATATTAGTATCAATGCCTGTATAATCTATTCCTAAACTCCAAGCACCAAGCATACGTCCGCCCCAGCCTGCTGTAGGATCTAGTACACTTTTAGCATTGTATTTTTTATACAAGTATTTGGCAGTTGTACTCTTAAACATTACAATACTGCCTAGGTTAATTCTAAAACACTCATACACATTGCCAGCGGCTGTTCTTCCGCCCCTGTTACGAATCTTAGTTTGCTCTATCAGTTTATTCCATTGGTCTTTATCGTTCCAAATGTCATAGATAGTTTTGCCTTTCTCTCGTTTACAGTTTAGCAAGTTCTTAAACTGAAAGTGATAGAGGAAAGGATTGCCAGCAAAGTTGTTTTCGTTAGAGTCTGCGGCAAACTTGTTTAGATTATCCAAGTCACGCTGAAGCTCTTCAGTAGTAATCAATTTATGATTTTCAAGATCTTCGATTACTACACTATCAAGATGTAAGTTTACAGGTTTTAAATCGTCTGCCATATATTTTCTTTGTATTTCAATCCTTGGATCATATTCTGTGGTGGGCCAGCAAATGTTCCTGTGTGATAACGTATGTGCCATTCTACTGTTGTAGGGTTACTTTCTGGCTTGGTTTTAATTTTACACAGCAAGTCAAGTCCTGCGCCAAAGGTGCCTGCTTTATCAGCAATGTCAACTTGTATATTTTCTTTAACATCATTAATACTAGGTACATAATACACTGAATTCTTGCCAAAGTCAACATAAAAGTATGCCCGTTCTGTGAAGCCTCCTAGTTGGCTAAGTTTGACAGGATCAGTTGTTACAGTATCAATAAAAACCTCAATTAACTTGGGCTTAATTACACGATAAAGATCGTTGCGTTCTTGTAAAAATTGTTCTTTGTTATGTTGATAAAAATCACCAAAAACTCTGTTTGCTCGTTTGGCTACCTTCTTTATTATACCTTTCTGTGTCATAAAGATGTTGTGAAACAGATTGGATTCTGTCATCCTAACACTGCCTTTGTTATAACGTAATTCAAACTCATCTTCTGCTACACGTTCAATAGCATACTTGCCTAAGTCATGTTGCTTACGTGAAGGATCGGTCCACACATCGCCGACATTAGGAATAGAATTAACTACGCACTTTTTAACTGCTTTCATCAAGTTAGCAAATTCAACTGGTGCCAAGTGTTCAAATAAATCACTGCCGTGAGCATTGCCTAAGTTTAGATCTTTAGTACCAAAGTTAAACAGATTAGGTGCTCCTGCTTTAACACTTACACCACCTAGAGGATGTCCAACAAATAAAATATCTGCCGGACTATCATTGTCATTGTTGTTATCATCTGCCTGCCAATCAAACACAGATGGAATGGCATAACCGTTGTCTACACAATAGTCTTTAATCTTTTCTACGTATTCTTTTGCTTTATTAAAGTTAGCAATAAAATCCCGTGTACCTGTTTCACACGCAATAGGAACAGCCTTGCGAATATCTACAATAGTTTTCTCAGGGTTAACCAACTTGGTTAGGTCAAGATAATTCTCTGGAGGACGTTGGTTAAAGTCTGAACCAATATCACTCTTTGCTATACAAGCAAACAGTACAGGCAACTCTGTTACATATTTTGTTTGATTGCTTTTACCGCCCATTGTTTCTCTCCAATACTTCTACTATGGCTTTGTAACGATTAATATCTTCTGCTGTTGAATTATTCTTTAGTGTGTTACAACGATAACATATAATCCACAGGTTGTCAAGTGAATTGGTTAAGTTTTCGTTGATACTTCGTGGAATAATATGATCGGTACTAGGAGTATTAACGTCTAATTTATCTACATTGTTTTTGCCAAGGCCGTAATCTAATTCACTGCCGCAACAGGAACAGTTAGTTCCACATTTATCTAAGAACAAGTCAGGATCAACATTCCACTTCTGTGCGTTTTTGTGTGCCCACACCGGGCGAAGGTCGCCGGTCTTACATACTAAACGATAAAGTTCACGAGTATGATATGTTGCTGGATCAAATTTTGAATACATGTCTACACCTTGTAAGTCCAGTAGTTTATCATTAAGGCCCTGCGCACTTTTGTAAAAGTAGTACGTGGATAGTGATGCCATGTATCGTTAGAAGGAACAAAGAACATACAACGATTGTCCTTTGCTTCTACTTGATAGTCATCACCTAACACTGTTCCAGGATATAATTCTTCGTGGTCAGTGTATATCATAGCACTTAGTTTCTTTTCTAAGTGATCGTGATGTGGAAGTAATTCAAAGTCACCGTAGTCACTTATAATTTCTATCCTCGGAAACGTTCCTTCGAATGACTCTCCGGTTACATGCTCAAAGAACAAACGATATGGACCGTCAGCAATGCTTCGTTGTAGTTCCCAGAGATTAGGCATTGCCGCTTCTGGAACATCACTTACAAACAGTCTATAACTGTTTACTCTACGCCCACGTTCGAACTGTTCAGATTGGTGTTCAATTGCTTTTAGTTCTTTCAAACACTCTGGTGTTAGGAAGTTGTCTACAGTCCAATGTTTAAAAGGCTCAGTATATTCTTTAAACAGCGTATTGGACATTAACTGCTCCATTCATCATAGGCATATCAATAGTAAAGGGCATAGTAACTAATGACTCGCAAGTACGCTTTTCATAAGCATTGATAATGCCGCTAGCAACTTTCTCTCGTACACCCATACCTCGATAGTTTGTTGGATACTCTTGAACGAATTCATCTTTAATATCTAAATGTAATCTATCAGCACTTTCAAAGAACTGCGAACATTCATAAAAGACATCTTCAAATGTTTCGTCATCGTAACTGTCGGCTTCTTCCATTAGCTCTTTAACTTTTAGGAAACCCATCATTGTTGCTGTTGGAATCTTTTCAGTAGGCCAGTATGTACGTATCTTAGATAATACCTGTTCTACATTTTCTACACCAAAGTGTTCTTCAGCAAGATACAAGTCTGTCATGTGTGTAATTACACCTGCTACACGTTTCTTATATCCTGTTGTACACCCTGCGTTGTTTACTGCGTTCTCAATATTAACAGCACGATCATCACCGAGCAAGATGTTTTGCTTATGAATAAAGTATTTGGCCATTGGTTCATTGTCGTTATTCAATGCCATCAGCATCCAGCTTTCAACATTAGGGTCTGTGCTTTCTACATAGCATACAGGAATATCCATGTCTTCGCCGTACTCAAGCACCATTTCAATGCCGTGATGAGCACCGTCTGCTCCATAGTAAAGATCCTCGTCCGGATCGTAACGACAAGTTAGTGGCGTGATAACAATTGGGTTCCACTTGTTGCGAAGTTTTAAAATATGTGCTGGTTCTGGCCAGCGTTGACGTTCATAGTTTACAACAATTTTACTTGCTGGTACCCATGCTAATTTTAGAATATCTTTTAGATTGTTTTCTCGTTTAGGAGGCTTGCCTACTCTTTGGCCAACCATACGTGCCACTTGGTTTAGTGGTACAACTTTACTTTTACGACCATGCGAAGGGTCGAAGGGTTCTTTGCGAAGTTTTTCTTTAACACTCATTTGTCTTTCCTTTATTTGACTCTAAGGGATATAGACTTTCACTCGTCTATTTTATAAGTGTAGTATCTTTTAAAGGAAATGTCAAGTGTTTTTGGAAAGAAAAGTATGCCAGGATGGATGTCTACAGTCAAAGCCTTGAAGCCGCCGTTTCTCTGATAGCTCATAGTAGTCAGGTCGATAAGGTGCTCGGGACGGTTTCATTATGGTCTTATCTCCCTTAGCACCATTACATTTCCTACAAGCAGTTACAAGGTTAAGCCAATTACTCTTGCCACCTTTGCTTAAAGGTACTACATGATCAACAGTTCTGTTTTTGGTTTCGCAATGTGTTCCGCAGTATTGGCATGTGAACTGGTCACGTATATAAACATTACGCTTGCTCATTCTTACGTATGTTTTTTTCTTATGGTATTCTTTTAATATAAGAACAGCCGGAACTTGTGTTTGCCAATTTGCTGAATGTACAATCCAATCTTCGTGCCAAGCAAGCACCCTTGCTCTATCAAGTACAAGATATCGTATAGATTCCTGCCAAGATACAACACTAAGTGGTAAAAAGCTCAAGGGCTGTGCGTCTGCGTTTAGCAACAATGTGTCTGACAAAGGTAAGTTCCTCTACAAAACTATTTAATGGATGGACCAGATATAAAGTATGAACACTTTAATTTAGTTAATTATAGATATGCAAGACACAATATTGATTACAGGTTCAAAAGGATTTTTTGGAAAGCAGTTAGTGGACAGACTGAAACCTACCGGATTCAAAATTCGCGAGATAGATATTGACGGTGGCAAGAATTATAACAGCCTAACCGAAAAAGATCTAAAAGGTGTACGGTATGTAGTTCACTTAGCTAATTCTGCTAGGATAATGCCTAGCTGGAAAGAGCCTGCTCATTATTATACAAACAACCTAAGTGACACAACAAACTTTTTTATTACTTGTCAAAAAGCAGGAGTTGAAAAGTTCTTATACTTTAGTAGCAGTAGCGTCTATGGTAACAATGGCGAGGAATATCAAAGTGAGGATCATAGATTGTGTCCTACAAATCCGTATGCTGTTAGTAAAATGGCCGCAGAACATAGTCTTAAGTTGTTTGCTGATTCTACCAAATTGATTATTGTTAGACCGTTTACTATGTTTGGCGAAACTATGCCACTTGTACACAACGCACTAGTGATAGGAAAATTTGTAAATGCTTGGAAAAACAACAAGCCTTTAACAATCGACGGCAATGGCCAACAGAAACGGGATTTTATATCGGTTGACGACTCGGTGGATGCTGTGTTATTATTATTAGAACTTGCTAACAATGGTACCTATAATATTGGAACAGGTAAAAGCATAAGCATATTAGATCTAGCAGAACTTTTTGATTGTCCAACAGTGTTTGGACCAAATAGAAGAGGTCCTGAATACGATACATGTGCTGACGTTAGTAAGTTGAAGGCGCTAGGGTTTACACCTAGTATAGACGTAATGAATTGGATACTTGAACACAAGAAGAATAATTTTGAGGAGTTAAAATGCCACTAGTACCTATGGTAATTGAAAGTTCATCTAACGGTGAACGTGCTTTCGACATTTACAGTCGATTGTTAAAAGAAAGAATTGTTATGCTTAACGGACCTGTTGAGGATAATATGGCTAACCTAATTGTAGCCCAACTATTATTTTTAGAAAGTGAAAACCCAGAAAAAGATATTTCACTGTTTATTAATTCACCTGGAGGTTCTGTAACGTCAGGACTATCTATTTACGATACCATGCAGTTTATTAAACCTGATGTAAAAACTTACGTTATGGGTCAAGCGGCTAGCATGGGTTCATTCTTAGCTATGGCTGGTACAGCAGGTAAACGTTACGTGTTACCAGAAAGTCGCACAATGATTCACCGTGTAAGCTCAGGGACACGTGGAACAGGAGGCAGTGTACATATTCAAGAGATGGAGATGGAAGATAATATTCGTCACTTGGAAGAGTCTAAGCGTATCAATAAACGCCTAACTGAATTGTATGTTAAACATAACACCGCAGGCAAAGACTATGATGAGATGTTTGAAACTATGAAGTTTGATACATTCCTCAGTGCTGAAGAAGCAGTAGAATGGGGTTTGGCTGATAAGGTTATTGATAAGAGATAATTAAATCCAGCTTTCAATAGTCTGTTGACTACAAGCTAGTACAGCATTATCCCACTGGTTCTCAGTAGGTGTATTGAAAATCCAATCTAAAGATGGTGATTTAAGAATTAACCAACTATGGGCGGGGGTCCAAGGCCCTTGCCCTTTTAGTTCGCCTTCCAACTGTCCTGGTCCCCAACTAGAATGTCCAAAGAACACTCTCCATTCGCTAGGCTGATTCTCTCCTAGCTCTTGAAACATATTAGGGTCAGATGTAATACCCATATTCATATTAATAACATTCGATCTAGGCTGTCTAAAATCAATTGAATGGGTCATGAATACTAAGTTTGTGTGTACTGGGCCGCCCCAATACATTGTGTGTTGTCCAATATGATCAGGACAATAAGGTCCGTTTACTAATTCTTTTATTTGATGATTTGTTGGCCTGTTGATAACAACGCCTGCGGAACCAGCTTCGCTATGTTCCCAAAGATAAATTACGCTTTTTTTAAAACGCTGATCTGTACACTGTGGTGGAGCAACTAAACAATCGCCTGCTTTAAGATCGTACATGTTATCCTGCCCTGGTTGGACTTACCCATCCGCCGTACTTTTCGCTTTTGGCTTTGATGTTATCTAGGCTTACACGGCTGTCACCTTTCTTTTGTGTTTTATCAGTATCTCTAGCTCTTAACCCTTGTGCTTTACAACTGGCAAGATTACTTGCTCCAAGTTTGCTGTCAGGCTTAGAACTTCGACATAACGCAACACTGGCCTTGCCACGTTTTCTACGTGCGGACCTTGCTTTCTTACTTGCTTCTTCTTGTACAATATCTCTAATACGCATAATATTATTTAACCATTTTCTTCTATCATATCACACAGTGTGACAATGTGCTCTTTTGTATCGTATTCGTCTGGAATTAGGTTATTAACATCTCCAACTTTTATTTGTTCTAGCTTTGCCGACAGCTCATCGCCTGTATAGTTTGATTCAGCATCGCGAATCATGTTAGCAATAGTCATTCCTCTGTCATTAATAGTTTCTATAGCAGTATAAAGTTCTTCTTTTGTCATTTATGTTTGCCTTCTAATTCTTTAATGCGAGCTTCTAGTTCGTCAATTTTGCTTGTTATTTTAGGATACTTTACACGCCAAGCATTGGGATCGTTCTGTAACCAAGTCCATCCCCAACGTAGTGCTAGATACTCAAGTGTAGCATCAAACTTCTTTACTGCCCAGGTTGCCATTCTTGTGTCTTTAAACCAAAACAAGAAAGCGGCACCAAAGAGTGAACCTGCGATTGCTGTGTAAATCCACAGTCTATCGGATGCCATCTGTTGTATCATTTCCCACATGTTATTCTCCTATATGTTTACTTATCTTAAATATACTAAATGAACAGAGAAAAAACATGAAAATTCAAGTGGTCACTACCTGGAATAATAGGTTATATAAAAATTATGCTTATAGATTCGATCAAACATATAATTGGCCGTTTGATTTAACTGTTTATAATGAAGACGAAGACATGTATGATAAGATACCTGATCTTAAAAAATTCATAGAAAGAACTAAAGATAGAGAAAATACAAGATTTTCTTACAAAGTTTACGCATACGTACATGCCATACTTAATTGCGCAAGTGACGTAGATGGTTTAATAGGTATAGATGCTGACAGCGTATTCTATAAGTCAATAGATGTTGATTGGATTAAAGAACATATTCATAAAGACGATTGTATGATGAGTTACTTAGGGCGTGGTAGTAATTATAGTGAATGTGGATTTTTATATTTTAATATGCGCCATGATCAAACTAAAGATTATGCTCTTTACATGAAAAAGATGTATGATAACCGTTGGATATATACCTTACCAGAATCTCATGACAGTTATGTTTGGGACCATGTTAGAGAAAGATTTGAAGGAACTAAGAACGTAAAAAATAAAAAAGATGTATGATAACCGTTGGATATATACCCTACCAGAATCTCATGACAGTTATGTTTGGGACCATGTTAGAGAAAGATTTGAAGGAACTAAGAACGTAAAAAATAATAATATCGGAGACGGAATGGGCGGGCACGTACAGGCTAGATCGATATTAGGAACAGTTTATGATCATACAAAAGGCTTAAGAAAAATATCAGGCAAAAGCCCAGAGATAGATTTATAATGGATAAAGAAACACACCAATGGTTACGTAGAGCCAATATTGCCAGACCGTGGAACGGATATGTATATATTAATGAGCTCGGTTGGAGAAGCAATAATCAGCCTATGTGGCCAGAGCCTATTGAAGAAAGCATCGTGTTGATAGGGTGTAGTCAAACATTCGGTGGTAGCTTGCCCTATGAAGATACTATAGCACATCAATTAGAAAAACTGTCCGGGAGACAGGTATTAAATCTAGGGTGGCCTGGTTCAAACAATCATTGGATATGGAAAATGATTGTGGATATTCAAACACATTCAACTCCTTGGGCTATTGTTGTTAACTGGACTAGTCCTGTTAGATACTACGAATGGCATACAGATAGAATGGCCATGATCACAATGCCAAATGATACTAATGATAAATTGTTGTTCAAATTTATGGAACGTAATCCTGATTATCTAGAGAGTTTGAACACATATATAATACAAAGTTCTAGACTGTTATGCCGCAGTAATCACTATGTTGATTTTACTTGGAATACTGGACTTCAAAACATTAACGATCTTTATTATATTAAAGGTGTTGATCAAGTATCTAAAGAAGATTATCACTGGGGTCCAAGAACTAATAAGATTGCCAGCCATTATGTTAACAATCAACTAAAAGATCAGCTCTAGAACATCTTAACCAGAATGCTTTCCATTCTGAAAAACTTGCCTCAAACACAGGAAACAATCTAGTCTGTTTGCTCTCCCTGTGCCACACACTTACAACATCTGGGTTGAATGGTCTTGCCCAATCCCATAACATAGTAAACCACTCGTCCCAAAACATATTAGGGAACTGTGTATGTTTTTGATCTTTATAAGTGCTCCACCCTTCATGTAGTGTCCAACAGTCGATAAAGTGCGGGCCTTCAATAAACTTTCTTTTAAGCAATATCGCTCTGCTATTTTTAGGATACACTTTGTCTAGGTCTGCCATATCTGTTATTGTTTGATACTTAAACTTGTTTAGTTCTTCAGGAAAGTCTTGTTCAGTCATTGCCGCTACTAGCGGACATGGTTCATTCAGCAACCAACTAGCCCATGCCAGTTTAGCACCTTTGTTTATGCTTGGTATAACATTCATTCTAAGATTACATCTAGCTAATGGGCCATGCTTCATTAAACTTATCATAACTTTAATGGTGCTGTCTAATGTCCATTGATCATCTTCTTTTACCTTATCGTATAATCCAAACCACAACGGGCTTCGATGTCTTAGATCATAACCTGTTACATCGTGCTTGAGAGATTCGTGTTTGGCCACAGTCCAATCTATCATAATATCTGAATCTTGTATTGTGTACAGTCTAAATTGTACACTGTCAAACCATGCTGAAAATTCTTCGAAACTAGGATAAACTGCTTCTGAAGTTTCAAAGTCTTGCCAGCGATGGTGACCTTCCCATTGATCAAAAAGTCTGTGCCATTGATAGAGTTTTAAGTTTTGCATTCCATAAATACTTATATGAAAGACGGGGTAAGAGAAATATTCCGAGAACATGTCCACACTGTTGAGTCCCGCACAGGACTCACACTGCCCCCTTTAGTCAAATTATACGTGGCCGAATTACTTGCTTATTACACAGACAAACCAGAAGAGATAAATCCACAACTGAGTTACACAATTCGAGTTAGTGAGATTACAAGCTCTATTTCAGCAAAACATTTAGGAGACGAACTATTATGGGTTACTGGAGTACTTGGTGCCCATAAACAAAAATACGGAATCAATATCGATTACTTTCATAACCTAGGAGCTTCGGCTTATAGACAGACACACAGTGAAGTACTACACACCATAGCAGACGAATTTCCTGTTGTGAGCACCTTTGTTACAAAGGCCACTAGAGAATGTCCACCGGACTTAGATATTTAAAAGGATAATATATCATGAAAGATCAGCAACTACCAGAACCAGTAACCATCACTATCGAACAACTGTTCCAAGAGGAAGCATCTGCTCTGACAGTTTTGATAGAAGAGTTGGAACGCGAACTAATCAGTGCTGATTGGACTGATACAAAGTACTACGAACTCCAAGAAGAGATTTTAAGACTAAGTCATACTATTGAATACTTTGCCCTTAGACTTGAAGGGTACTATGAAATAAAACGGAATGACGATCAAGACGATGAATAAAACTGTTTATTATCTAGAGCATAAAGATTCAGGTCGAAGGTTAAAATGGTATAACACTCGTACTGGTGCTAGAATAGCACAGAAACTGCGTAACAGAAAGCTAGGGTTTGGTGACGAACTAGAGCGGAAAATAATTAACGACAAGGAAGTTTGTTGGTACAGCACACCCAGAGACGGACATGCTAAAGGAACATGGATTGTTGTTGAAGATGTTATTGATAGTGTAGATTTATTAGAATAAGGGTGCTCGTCGAAGCACCCTTGTTTTTTACATTCCTATTTGATTAGGAACAATCACATAGTGTATAGCAAGTACCACTCCAACTGATGCGCCTAAGCCAATCATCATCTTAAAGAAGTCTTTGCCTATAAGTGGAAATACTGTACGGAACTTTTCCTTGCCTGTTATCGTTGCCATAGCAAGTTCACGTCCACATAGTAGACCCACAAACACCCAAGTTGTACTCATCGGTATGTCATTCAGTTCTTTGAAGAACCAAAGGATAATCCAATACACAGCATCAATAATAGTTGCTGACCTTACGTATCTTGTGTTGTGTTTTTCCAATACAATCTTTTGTATCTTACCACCACCTTCGCGGAACATGAACCCTAAGCCAACAACAAAAACTATGCTGACAAGGATCATTAGGTCCCAGGGTATCTGTCTTGGTAGGAACACAGCGATGTTGGCCATGTCATGACTCAACCAAGTGAACCATAGGAAGCCTGTGGTTACCCACTGTCCTATTCGCCACCAACGTTTGTGTTCTTCCTTGACAGGTTTTGCTTCATCAAGTATCTTGCTTACCACAATCCAAATAGCATAAGCCGCCACTGCCGCGACAGCATATCCCATCATACTTTTCATAAGCATTTTTTCTAATACGAATGTACTAGCAAAGGCACTTAATACTAAAAAAGACGTACTAACTGGTACGCCTATCCTTGTAAGTATTAGTAGCAAGGCCGGAGCCATTGCGTGATACCATTGTATTTCTTGGAATGGAATTTTGTTAAGTCTGCCGTAACTGATGTCTCCACCATTCACATACCAGCCATACCAAAGCGTATATAACAAAACGGCCGAAGCCGCTCCCCACATAACTTTCCAATTGAATCTCTCATTGTTTGATGCTATCCATGTACCGAGAGTTTGTACACTATCATTTGCGATAACTGCGTATCCTGCGAAAAGGAAGCCAACAGCCATCCATAGGGTGAGTGCGTCCATTATTGTTTCTCCTCTGCTTGCCGTCTTTACCACGGCGCTCACTTACTAAGACAGGACTCGACGTTGTCCTGCTGGAACACGATTGTTCGAAATTATTTAGTGAATAGAAGATTACAGTTTTGTTACAGTGACAAAAAAAGCACCCGAAGGTGCTTTTTGTTTACAACTCGCAGTTTACTTTGCTTCTGCTGGAAACTCGTAATTGTGTGGATAGTAGTATGGACGATACTCTGTGCCGTTACCACTCATTGAAGTGTTGTTGTAGCCCGTGCCTTTAAAGTCACCTGCGGTGCGACCTTTACCTGAGAACGACATAGTGAATGTTGCTTCACCCTCTGCGTTGCCATTGCCCGTTACTTCACCACGGCCGTCATTTACAAATGCTCCGTTGGTTGCGCCATCATTAAAGAAAGCGAATGCTGTTGTTGCGTTTAACGCTAATGCTAATGCGATAATTTTTTTCATTTTAAATCTCCTCGTTTTGCTTAAATTGAATTTTCATATCAGTTAGATATGGATCACAACCTGGTCCTTCAAGACGGTTTGCGAGCCACATTTCAAAGTCATCCTTGTCTGTAAAAGTGCGAGTAAACTCTACACTCTTGTTAGGCAATTCCCTGTTGAATGTTACTACAACTTCGCCTGCCATCACTGGCTGTACTGCTCCTAAAAATAAAACTACTGCTAATATCTTTTTCATTGGATTCTCCAAATTTTAGTCATAAAAAAAGGCGACCTGCTGTAGCCTTTAGCATCGCTACATGGTTCGCCTACCGATTGTGTATTACTGTCTATTAGTAAACAATAATATTATTATACAATTATTTATGAATTTGTCAACACTGATTTTCCAAACAAGAGCAGTTTTATCACAGAAAGTTTTTATGGGTATATAAAATTATTTTATTAGGGTGTTGTAGTGATGCAGTCTCTGTTGTAATAGTTCGCGAGCCACGGGGTCACGCTCACGCTTCAACTGTTCAATTATCTGCTTTTGGATCTCACGAGGAGTTTGCTTACGCTTTTTGTTATGTTTATGTTTCATTATGTTGTGTAGGGGAATTGCACCCCTACAGTATTACGTGCTACCAGTTATTGGTAGATTTAGTACTCAGATGGCCTAAGATTTTATCTTTGTTAGGACCATGTTTTACTACATACCCAGAAGTACCATTGGCATTCGCTTCAACCTCTTGACGAGCTCTCCACAATTCCATTTCCTTCTTTTTACGGGTTTGTTGCTCACTGTACTGCTTGAGCATAAATGAGTGTCTATCCATGTCACCCTCCTAGTTAAAGTTAGGTGCGTTCCTTCGGTATTACCTACTTCCGGCCCTTATGGCTGAACGATACAGTTACTTATACAAAGAACACAGCAAACACAATAATGCCCACGGCACAGCCTATGCCAAGCCATGAAAGCCATATGCGAGGTTGTTCTAGATCCTCATTTGGGTCTAGTCCCATGTCTTCTAGGTCTTTTGGATCAAGTTCCATCTGCTTCTCCGTACAAGTTAACAATAATATTTAATACAGCCACACACACCACAAGCCAAAATAGAGCGAAGCGACTGCGCTAGAAAAAAAGCGCGAAGCGCCAGCGGTAGCGATAGATTGTGTGATCAATCCTTGGCCGAGTCGTTATCTGATCGTATTACTCGTTCTTCTCTATTCCATGCTACTAACAGTAGTACTATAAACCCGTATATTGCGCCAAGCCATAGGAACGCTAGCAGTAAGTGTCCGAGTGGGGTATCAAACATATAAGCATAATATACAGTCACAACACATAAGTAGCAACTAAAAAATTAACCAAAATAACAAAGAGAGTATAGGATGGCAGGATATAACAGTAATCAAAAGCAACGTAGCAAACAGCAGAAACGTGTGTGGAATGGCAGAGCAGTCGTGCCCACACGCTATTACAGTAGTGAACACAAAGGTACTATGTGTGGTAGTGTAGATGGGGAGTTGGTTAGAGACAGTCGAGGAACTGTGCTACCATGGAGCAGTATACCCTACGGTACTGTAGAGTAAAAGCACTATATAGGGCATGACCCCGCTGTGCGTATAGGGGAGATAGAGTGAAAAGTATTTTTGGCATGTCGGATAAACCATGCGATTTTGAATCGTTTGGCCCTTAGTATGCTGTATCAAACTCGGCTCATATGACTCAAATTAGGAGTTTTTTCCACTCAAGAAACTCCTAAAATGAATCAAAAAACTCCTTTTTTTGGGTCAAAAAAGTCAATTATTTGAATCGTTTGGCACAGTATTCACTATACACACTGTGACCCCGCTGTAAGGGGCGTGTTCTACACTTGACAACTACAGTCTTATAGTGTATAGTGTATGCATACTGTAAGGGAGAATCAACTATGCGTATACTACTAGTGCTAACACTACTGAGTACACTAACAGCATGTGGTCATCACAGTGTGGATCGATCATATCTACTAGAGCAACAACCAGCACAGTGCCCCTATGATGACGTAACAAATACCTATCATTGCTACTAGACCCCGCTGTAAGGGGTGGGCTGTATGATCTATGCATGCATAATATACGGGTCATACACTATATAGGGGTTGACATAGCAATCAAATGGGTCTATACTGTATAAACAATCAGAGAACAGGCATAAAGGCACTTAAATGGCATCAAGTTTAGATCAACGAATCGTAAAGGCTTTCAATCGGATTAAGAGTGGTTCAAGTACCAATCAAGACATCAAAGACCTACTAACAGGTCATTTCATACAGGAGCAACAGAGGGTGACTCTACCATATGAGAGAATGCGTGCACTGAGGAGTGCCGAACAGTTACTATGTGATCTATTGGATCCCAAGGTCACACCCAGGGTGCCACGGGCAGTTAGACAGCGAGCTAGAAGTGTGCTCCGACATTGGCCCATGGGATCACAACTGGATCTAATAGCAGAAAGGGTGCCAGAGCTCTACAATACTTGTGAGGATCCTCTGTATACCGCTGTCAAGGGATACAGAAAAGACTAAGGTTTTCAAACGGTTAGCCCGCATGGTGGAATAGGTAGACACAAGGGACTTAAAATCCCTCGCTATGTGCGTCCCAGTTCGAGTCTGGGTGCGGGCACCATAACACTCAAGTACTACAGCGGAGTGCCACGCTGTCAGCACCAGATCCTTCACGCCAAATCTTTTTCCAAAAAATCTCCAAAAAGTGGTTGACATTTTGGATACTGATGCTATTATATGCATACAGTAAACAAAAGGAGCGAGCATATGAAGCGTAAATTTAGAACAGCATATAACGCACTTAAGAAGATTGGGTGCCCCGTATACGAAGGTGGTTACAACGGTGAGGACACTTTCCGTATTTCAGGTGAGGATAACTTGGATCATGTGTGGGCAGACTACTACCGGATGAGTGAAGAGGGTGGTTACGTGTTTGGGGTAAGCCCGCGTATTAATAAAGTGCTGGACAAGCACGGCCTGTTCGCAGAATGGTGTAATCCAGGCGTACTCAATGTTTGGGAGGTGTAGCATGTACGTAATCTACGAAAAGAGCACTACCTACATCATGGGCGGCAAGGGCCGTCCTGATCATCGTGCTGTATACAAGACCATGGGTGCCGCGAAGGCCGCAATCACACGTTGGAGCAAGGCATGGTTTAAGACGGGTGATCAGTGTCGCGACAACGATCCTGTGTTCCGTTACGCTATTGCTGAATCAGCATATTTTAGCAAGAACATCGAGAAACAGCGTAGGGTAAAGAACATGATGACGGGTGCTGAGTTTTCAGAGCCCGTGAACACCCCTGCTTATATGAGCCCCAGCAGAGAGAGCTATTGGAGCATGTAATTAGGGGTTGACACACCTGCTGTAGATGCTATAATGCATATATTAATTAAGAGGAGCGACACATGAAAACTTACGGAATGTTCAGCACACAGGGCGACGATTTGGTACACACTATTGTGGAGAGTGCCGTCAAATTGAAGCGCACATTTGGTGACTCAGATGCTCAGGTATGGCAGTGGGCCTACACAGCATTGGTCAAGCTCAGCTATGGCGAGGGCTTTGGTGAAGCAACTGACACAGCGGTACGTGAAGCTGTATACGGTGCTCTAGAGGACAGCATTGAAGGCTGGAGCATTTCGGATGAAGAATATTGGTTTTATGTTGATTCAGGGGTTGACACACACGCATAAAGATCATATACTGCATATAATAAACAAATAGGAGCGAACATGATTGAGATTAAAAACGGAGTGTACAAGATCAGAGGCAACGATACTAGTATGGCAGGATATCGTTTTGAACTTGTAAAAGCATTCACCACAGACAAGCATGGCCAAGGCTATGTTACTGTAGCAGGTGGATCAGTATACCCACCCAACGCAAATATTCCAGATCGCCCAATACGCATCCGTTGCGAAAGCACAGATGACTATGAGGTGTCTGAACAGAACGTGGAGGCGGCGGCAGTGCCTGTCACTAAGGCTAGTAAAACCAAAGCAGTTGAAGAGACAGACGAAGAAGTGATTGAACGTCTTCGGGGTCGTTTTAACGTGCTGCATGATATGACTCAAGCAGTAAAGGAAGGCAACGTGCGAGCAATGATCGTAACAGGACCTCCAGGCGTTGGTAAGTCTTTTGGCGTAGAAGAGGTGCTAGGCCGTAATGACATCTTTGACCAGATGGCAGAACGACCTCCCAAGTATGAAGTTGTCAAAGGCGCAATGAGTGCCGTTGGCCTGTATGCTAAACTGTATCAGTATGCAGACAAAGGCAACGTTGTGGTGTTTGATGACTGTGACAGTGTACTACTAGATGACCTCTCGCTGAACATCCTTAAGGGTGCGCTGGACACCAGCAAGCGTAGACGCATTGCGTGGAACACCGATTCAAGTAAACTACGTTCAGAGGGTATTCCAGACAGCTTTGAATTCAATGCTGGTGCTATCTTTATCACCAACATCAAGTTTGAGAACATTCGAAGTAAGAAGCTTCAGGATCACTTGATGGCGCTAGAGTCACGTTGCCATTACATTGATCTACAAATGGATACAGAACGTGAAAAAGTACTACGTATCAAGCAGATCACACAGGATGGCATGCTGGAACACTACAACTTCCAGAACAACGAGCAAGAAGAGATCATCGACTTTATCATGACCAACGTTAAACGACTGCGTGAGCTGAGTTTACGTACAGTGTTGAAGATTGCTGATCTGCGCAAGAGCTTCCCGGGCAACTGGGCTAGCATGGCTGAAGTCACTGTGATGAAACGGGGCTAGGCAAATTGGACAACCACAGGGTTGACATTAACTGTAGATGTGTTATACTAAACACTCATAACTAAGGAGAAGACTGATATGAAATATACATTTTCAAAAGACACTAAGACTTTCAAAGTATTCAAAGCTCTGAAAGATGGCGCAACAATTACACCAGCACAGGCTAAGAAGCAGTTCGGTATTGGTAACATGAGTGCCGAAGCATCACGCATCCGTCAAAACGGATATGCTGTTTATTCAAATACACGCAAGGCATCAAATGGTGTTGTGGTACGTGAATACACTATGGGCAACCCTTCACGTGAAGTGGTAGCACTAGGTAATGCTGCAAAAGCAAAAGGTTTGACACTAGAAACTATCTAGTTCAGCGAGCTACAAAACCCAAACCCGATTCGCTCCCGGTAAGCGGTTTTGGATACCCAGGCATAAGACCTGGGTATTTTTTTGGCTCTAGGGCCGGCACTCCTAGGCACTCTGGTTCGCCTTGATACATGCTAAAGGCGAATCTTTTTTCCAAAAAGGGGTTGACACACAGAGCTATGAGTGTATACTGCATATATAAGTTAACAAAAGGAGCGAATATGTCATACACCGTACAAGAACCCACCCTTCGCGATATTGCTTTCGAAGGCAAAGGTAGCATCAAAATACTGATCCACGGCCTAGAACAATGGCGTGACATGGCTGAACTGAGACTCGACATCAAGCGTCAGAATGGCGATGAAGGCCCAGAATGGATATACACCCTTGAAACTCCCACGTATAGCGTGAAGCAGGTCAATCCTGGTGGTTGGTTGAATTTAGGCTTTGCCCTCAAAGAAGCAGGCCGCAAGATCCAGCAATATGTTGAGCTTGAAGACAAGATGGAACTGATCTTCCAAGAAGGCGAAACTTTCCGTAGAGCAGAGGCGATTGCTGAGATGAAGCGCCAGCAAGAAGCTCGTGATGCTGACCCGGCGGTTGGTATGAAGTTGGCCAAGCGTATTGTGAATGAGATGCGTCGAATCTCAAGTGAGGAATTGACTAGGCATGACTCTAGTGGCATCGTCAAGGTTTACAAGCGTGGCACAGACAATCATCGTGATATTTCAGTCACCAAGTCATGGCGTGGACTGATACTGTTCCAAGAGCGTTATAGCCGATTGAGCCGTAAGACTGTTGAAGAGCTTATTGCGGACTCTAGCATGGAGAAATTGGATATCAGCGGTATTGGTATGCCGGATCCAAGGCTTATGAACTTTATGCTTACCAAGAGCAAAAAATAGGTTGACATTTTGGACATAGTATCATATACTATGCACATAGTTAGGAATTAGGAGCGACACATGAACTTTACCGCAGACCACGTTTGGGCATTGGCAGTTATCGCAGACCGTATGAACGGGGGCTATAACAAGAACCCTGTCGGACATTGGGACAACGAAACCGACAAGTGGGTTGAAGACAAGCCTGCGAACAAGGCCATGGTCAAGCAGTGGTTGCGTGAAGAAAGTGTAACTCCTACTGAAGAAGATATCAAGCAAGGCCAGGAGTGCCGGGCATACTTCAAGGGCTTCGTAATGAAAGAGCTCAGCGGTAAGATCAACGACTTTGAGCGTACCGCATTGAAGGTAAGTGCCAAGGATCACTTCGGCAGTAAAGATATGTTGGAGTTCGCTATCATATCATGCTTACCACAAGCCATGCGTAAGGACAAGGATCGTGCTGATATGTCACGAGAGATCTTTAGTTCAACACAGTTGGCTGGACAGGTAGGCGATAAGGTACAGGGCGAAGTAACCATTATGAAGTGCCACTATTCACAGAACTACGAAAAGTTCCGGATCACGGCGCAACTAGGCGACAGTTTCATTGACTTCTGGTACAGCAAGGAGTGCCAGGTCGGTGACACGATGTCTATCAAGGGTAAGATCAAAACCCAGAGAGCAGATAAAACCACTCAGTTAAATTATGTCAAAAAAAGTTAATTTAGGGGTTGACATTATTCTATAAGAGTGTATAGTATGCATATAGTTAGGAATTAAACAAAGAGAGGTCAAAAATGAGCGATATAGCAATCCGTCAAGTAGGTCCTAAAGCGGCCATCAAAGCAGTTACCAAAGCGATCCTGAAGAGACGCCCATTGTTTTTGTGGGGTGCCCCAGGCATTGGTAAGTCTGAAATTATGCAGTTTATCGGTAATACTACCGACCGTGAGGTAATTGACATTCGTCTTCCATTGTGGGAGCCGACTGATGTCAAAGGTATGCCTTATTACAATCCACAGAGCGGTAAGATGGAGTGGGCTCCACCAGTTGAACTTCCAACTGACCCAGAGTCGACAGCAATCATCTTCTTAGATGAATTGAATGCGGCTCCTCCGGCTGTTCAGGCCGCGGCTTATCAACTTGTTCTTAACCGTAGGGTTGGAACATATAAACTGCCAGCAGGCGTGGACATTGTGGCCGCTGGTAACCGTGACAGCGACAGAGGCGTGACTTATCGTATGCCTAAGCCGTTGGCTAACCGTTTCCTACACTTGGAAATGAAGCCAGACTTTGATGACTGGTTTGATTGGGCTACCCTTAACAAGGTTCATGAAGATGTCGTAGGTTACTTAGGCTTTGCCAAGCAGGACCTGTTTGACTTTGATCCTAAGAGCTCAAGCCATGCTTTTGCTACACCGCGTTCTTGGAGTTTCGTGAGCGACTTGCTCGACGATGACGACCTTGACAGCGAAACATTGATGGACCTAGTGTCCGGCGCTGTCGGCGATGGCTTGGCTGTGAAGTTTATGGCGCATCGTAAGATTGCTGGTAAACTGCCTAAGGCAGATGACATCCTTGATGGTAAGGTTAAGGACCTTGAGATTAAGGAAGTGAGTGCCATGTATTCACTGACTGTTTCACTATGCTACGAGTTGAAAGACCGTGCTGAGAAGAAGGCTAAAGAGTGGGACAAGCAGGCGGATCGTTTCTTCCGTTATATGATGGATAACTTCCCAACTGAATTGGTTGTAATGGGTGCCAAGACTGCCCTTACAAACTACAACTTGCCGCTAGATGCTAACAAGATGGAATCCTTTGACGAGTTCCATCAGCGTTTTGGCAAATATGTTGTGAACGCGATGGAAAATTCCTAACTGACCTCTTCCGTCGCACAACAGGGAGAGTGCCGATTTGACCCGGCATTCTCCCACCCTTTAGGGGTTGACAAACAGATCATTTGAACATATAATATATAATATAAACAGTTAGGAGAGCGATATGGACCCAATTTTAGAAAAACTTACAACGGCGCGGATCGGCCTGCTTCTTAAGACTCCATTCTTTGGCAACATGGCTACACGAATGAAGATCATAGACGCAACTGATTGGTGCCCGACAGCGGCAACTAATGGCCGTGACTTTTATTATAACCGTGACTTTGTTGAAAAGCTCTCCACAAAGAAATTAGAATTCCTGTTCGCACACGAAATTGGGCATTGTGTTTTTGATCACTTTGGCAGAGCAGGTAGCCGTAACCGTCAACTGTGCAACATCGCACAGGACTATGCCATCAACCAAATCCTTGTAGACGAACGCATTGGTGAGAAGATTACCGAAGTTGACATCTGCTTAGATTCCAAGTATCGTGGATTGGCATGGGAAGAGATTTATGATCAACTGTTCAGCGAAGCAGAAAAGAACTCAATGTCACTTGACGAGCTCATGGATAAACTAGGCGATGTGTTAGACGAGCATATCAACGAAGACTCTACCGGTCCTGGCAAGGATGGCGATAAAGACGGTAAAGGTCCAGGTCCTATGAGCAAAGAAGAGCGTCAGAAGATTAAGGACGAGATCAAAGAAGCAATGATCCAGTCAGCCGCGGCGGCAGGTGCTGGCAAAGTGCCTGGTGCTATTCAGCGATTGATTAAAGACTTAACAGAGCCTAAGATGGACTGGCGTGAAGTGCTACAGATGAACATCCAAAGCATCATCAAGAACGATTACAGTTTTCAGCGTCCTAATCGTAAGAGCCAACACAGTGGCGCATACCTTCCTGGTATGAAGAACGATGAGACTATTGATGTCGCTATTGCTATTGACATGAGTGGCTCAATTGGATTAGAGGATGCTGGTATCTTCCTTAGCGAAGTAAAAGGTATTATGGATCAGTATGTTGACTTCAACATTAAGATTTGGAGTTTCGATACAGATGTCTACAACTATGCTGAGTTCAGTGCTGATGGCAACGATGACATTACAACCTACGAACCCAAAGGCGGTGGCGGCACAGACTTTATGTGCAACTGGAACTTTATGAAAGAAGAAGGCATTGAGCCTAAGAAGTTCATCATGTTCACAGACGGCTACCCATGGGATAGTTGGGGTGACGAAGACTATTGCGATACATTGTTTATCGTAAAAGGTTCCAATAACAAATCGCCGTTTGGAGAGACAGTAGGATACGATGAAAAGTTTTCTAAAGCGGCTTAGAGATTCAGTTGACGTTCTGCGGGGGAGGAGTGCCTCTGTCAACCTAGATTGCTTTGCTTCGAGTCAGACATTATCGAAGCAATGGTTGATAGAGAAGTTGGAGGAGTGCCTAGACGGCATGACAACTCCCCCGCAGGGTTGGAGGATATGGATACTGGGAGGTTGGTATAGTCTTACCAACTTTATCCTAAGAACAAGAGCAGTCATCGATGTTGAGCAAGTAAGAAGTTTCGATTGTGATCCTAACTGTGAGCCTATCGCAGATAAGATCAACAAACTATGGGAATGGCAGGAGTGGCAGTTCAAAGCAGACACCTGCGATGTTAACAAACTAAAATATGAGAACGGAGTGCCTCATGTGGTTATTAATACCTCCGTTGAGCACATCGAAGGCGACCAATGGTACAAGAATATCCCTAATGGTACCGTGGTAGTGCTACAAGCTAACGATCAAATACACGATGATCATATTTGGCTATGCTCGAGTCCAAAAGACCTACTAGAACGTTTTGGTGTGACAGAGTGCCTATATGAGGGCAGTCTAGAGTTCAATTATCCAGATAATGTTTGGAGTAGGCATATGATCATTGCTATCAAGTAGTGACCCCGCTGTACGTGTAGGGGGATCTTTCTGGTTGACACAATCTATCTTTGAATGTATATTATGCATACAATGAAAACTAAGGAGCGAATGATGAACAACGTACAACAGGCTATTACAGCAATCCACTCTATCCAAACTAACGATGAGCTTAATCAGATCATTGAAGCGGTCAAGCTCAAGCGTCAGTATCTGTCTAAGCAGGCAGTTAAGAGCTTTAGGGTTGGAGACAAGATCCAATTCACTAACAAAGGTGGTATCCCAGTAGGCGGCACAGTCAAGAAAGTCAATATCAAATATGTGGTATGTGACACGGCCATTGGAACCTACAGGGTGCCGGCAACTATGTTGGAGAAGGTATAATGGAATTTGGATTCATTGAACTGGCTCTCCTAGTATGGAGTGCCTTTGAGGCCGGTAAGTGGTGGGCGAATTACAACACCAAAAAGAATATGAAGGAGCTCCTGGATGACCTAGGAGTGCCCCGGGATGAGCAACTGAACTTACAGCAAAAGACTCGAGATATGATCATGGGTCCTAAAGTAATCATCTTAACAAAGATGGGAGACATGTACTTCGCACACGACGAAGACGAAGTGTTTTTAGGGCAGGACAAAGACAGAGAAGAGCTGTTCAAATACATCGCTAAAACATGTGGCGAAGGTAGATACGAAGTGGTTGACAAGACTTGAGTTTGAATGTATACTGTAGGTAACAATTAGGCAAACGGAAAGGCAACTATGTTTAAATTCTTATTCGGTATATTGGTTATGATCGCATTGGTCGGCTATGGCGTGATCGATACAGGTCAAGTCCAGAGCTGGGGTGATACCGTGGTATCCTGGATCAATAGCGGCGCTGAGTATGTGAAACAAGCAACAGACAAGACAGCCACTGAGCAGGCTGTGGATGCGGTGCGAGACAAATTAAATTAATGGTTGACAACGGCACAGGGACGTGCTATTGTGTAGACATAATAACAAGGAGCGAACATGAGTAAAACTAAAAACTGGCTAATGGACATGGAAGAAGAGTTCTACAGCATTGCTAATGACAAGATTGGCGGCTGTGAATGCTTTGACGAATTTGCTACGGCTATGGCAGAGCACAAGGAACTGATGATTGGCCTTTACAGCGAACAAGAAATATTTGAACTGTTGGCGGAAGCGTGGACAGAGAAATGGAGTGAATATGCTTAGACATTTTAAATTTGTGATGGACAACGGAACTGAATACGACATCCTGGCCAAGACGTTTGAGAACGCTTGTAAGCAGTTTGATGCGTTTGGTGAAGATGCCCGTGATATTTTGTGTATGGAAGAAAAGGAAATTACCTTACATTAGGGGTTGACAGTTTGGACAACTGAATGTATAGTATGCATATAATGTTAAACAAAGGAGCGAAAATGTTTGAATTGATTGATACAAATGCTAGTATAACTGGAACACACTTGCAAGGACACATTGAAGCAAGTTATGATGAACTGGTGAAAGCATTTGGCAAACCTGCATATGACAGCACTGTAGACGGCGAAAGCGACAAAGTTCACACACAGTGGGAACTAGAGTTTGAAAACGAAGATGGCGACTTGGTCATTGCTACAATTTACGACTGGAAAGAGGACTCAGCGTTCAACAGTCGTGTAGGCAAATACAACTGGCATATTGGCGGCAACAGTT